GGGTCTTGTTGCCAAGTTGTCTCCTGAAGAGAAAGAGAAATGGGCAAACGCTCTCAACAAGGCGTCACGGAAGGTTGCAAAGTTGGACATGGATTCCGCTTTGAAAGCCAAGTTGACGTCCGGGAACGTCGTCGGTAACGAGGATGTGCAGCGCCTAGACAAGCACATCGCGTACTTGAAGACGAAACAGTCAAACCTTGACTGGGATGCCATGACCACATCTGCTTTGGCGAAGGCTGGCTACAGCCAAGAAGAGATTTCTGACATTCTCACTGGTGGACCAGCAGTCAAGAAATTTGCAGTGAATCAGGGTGATAGCCCTGCTGCTACAGCGGTTGAGAAAATGAAAGCCAAGTCTGGTACACGTAACTTTGGGCACGTCATGTTGTGGGACGGCGAAGATATTGAAGGTTTCGCTGTTCGAGCCCAAGACATCAAGACCACTGGGATGCCTGATGCGGATGGAAATGTTGGTGGTTCTGGCAAGATCGCAACGATGCTCAACTTGAAACTCCGTGGTGACGCTCACGCCAAGATGCAGTCAGAACTTGAAAATCCTGAAGCAAATGGCTGGACGTACTTGGTTCAGGGCAAAGCAACTGCTCGGTACTCAACCCAACTTGGAGCCAAGGCAGGCGAATCCAAGAGTTTCAACTTCAACAACCCGAAGACCTCCCCTGGTGATGAAGATGTAATGACGTATCGGAAAGTGATGCCTGATGGCACTGTCATTTTGGCGACAAAAACGTCTAATACTAAATCTTCGTACCATGCGACGTATTCGGTCATTTTGCCCGGAAAGTCGGATGACGTACTCAATGATGCAAACGTGACGTCGGCTCTTTCAAACTTGGGTGTCAAGAACCATGGCAATCCAACACCGGAGGATGTTCGCAATTATGGCGTTATGACTGCCGGTCGCGCAGTGTTGGGTGCATCAAATCTGACTGGCAATGAGGACATTGACGACATGCTTGATGCCTTGACTAAAGCCGGTATTGACCCAGAGGGTATCTCAATGCGACCGACAACTACTGGCGAGTTGAAAGTTATGTTTTCTCCGGAGGATGCAAAGAAACTGAAAGAGAAGTACAAACTTGGTCCGTTGTATCACGATGTGATGTACAAGTCTGACTCATCAGTTGACGAAAAATTCTTGTCAATTTTGGCAACTGGGTCTTTGGGTTCAACAACGACTCGCTTCAACGGAGGCATTGGCAAAGCGGGTGGCTCATCAGCGGCAGACGCTAAGAACAAAGGTAGCGCTGACTATGTGTTTTTGGGTACTACCTCTGAGACTTCTGCTGGTTCGTACAGTAATGGAAAGGTTTATACGCCACCAGAGTTGATGATGGCGTATGCCGACATGTACACCCAGCAAAATGATGCTTGGGGCGAGTTGAATGCTCGATGGGGTCACGATAAAGCGTTCCAAGCCACTGCTGGCGGTAACCAGATGATGGTTCGGGATAGCGTCCCAGCGTCGTCGTCAATCTATGTCACAAGTACTGCTAGTTCTGTGATTCAAAATTTGCAGGCGATTGGTATTACCGAAATTGACGGCGTCCCAGTTTCTGACATAGTTGTCACTCCGGCGGAAGCGGATGCAGCTTACCAGAAGTTGCTTAGTCGTTTGAAAGCAGAAGGGATCATCGCATGATGCGCCAAATCCCGGTTTGGGTAAAGGTTGGCGAAGAAACCTTCAAGGATTTTGACGTCATGGACAAGTACCTGACCGATGAAATGAAGTCAGCCGGTGTTGTCATCGCTGGACCTGTCGTTTTATCTGGAACTACTTCAGATAATCGTAAGTGGCTGTCTGACTACGAAACTCCAATGATGGTTTCTTTCATTAATATGGGTGACGACAAGATGATGTCGGTGTCGGATGGCTCTCGTGTTCATCCGATCATTTTGGATGGCACCGTGTACATGGACGATAAGCGCATCGCTGTGCCCACCTTGTACCACGGCTTGATTCATGTCCGGAAGTTTGATCGATCAGATCTTGCGTCTTTGCCGGTTCCTGCTAAACACCGCAAGTCGGTTAAAGCCTATGTTGATTTTATTCGTACCCCTGACGACGAGGAAGAGTGATTTAAGTGAAGAAAGCTCTTCTGTATTTTGACCTCGTCAAGAACGGTGAACAAATTCCGCAAACAGTTTTCATTTATAATGACGGTGAAGTCAAAATCGTCGGCAATGAACTAACGATGGGTGGTTCAATGCAGGCAACTTCACTCAGGAACACTTTCGCGGCTTTGACTGCTAAAGAGTCCGAAGATGCTGCTCGCATGATTTTTGACGAGTACACACCAGCCGCTCCTGGCTACACCGCACAATCCTTTGTCGTTGACTATGAAGGCGAAGGCAAAGAAATGGCGGACGACATGTTTAACAAGTTGTCCTCACGCAACTTTGATAACGCGAAGAGGAAAAAAGATGGCTAAGCAAGAGGATCCAAAGAAAATGGCTTACCGGATGGCTCGCTACATGGGCTGTTCCGGTGTTCATCAGAACGACGACGGCGTCTGGATGCCTTGCAAGTCGCCTGAAGAACTAATGCGACTGTCGGAACGGGCAGAACCACAGAAAAAGTCAATGATTGTTGAGCCTGAGAAGAAACGTCGTCGCCGCAAAAAGCGTGGAAAAGACTGGGAAGAGCTAGGCGAAGGAGGTGTCGGAAGCATTGACACCCTTCCTGGTGGCGGTCTTGTTTCTGGCACTGGTGTTGGCGGTAAAGCCGTGAAGGGATTTCTATACGGTCGAGCAAAGCCTCGCTTAGGTGACCCTGATGTTTTTACCTCTCCGGATGGTGCCCGTTTACGGTCTCGGCAGTTGGGGTGCGTTGGTATTGCGCGTCGCCAAACCCCAGATGGTGATGTTGTATGGACTCCTTGCACGAATATGTCTGATTATCGGCGTCGGACAGGTGTCGGACCGCAGGCTCGGCGTGATCGCGAACGTGCCGAACGTCGCTTGCTCCGCCGATTGCGTCGTTTGTCTCGCAAAGAAACAACGGATAACAGTTTGCTGGGAGAACTAGAATCTCTTCAGAAGGATCTAAATGATTCTTCTTTGACTCAGGTTAAGAAAGTCCGAAAGGCTCGCTCTGACCGTGCCGCAGCAACTCCGGCTTTGCCTAGTGAAAGAATCAGTGGTTCGTCTCGGAATCCGAAGGGGAGTGCTAGTTCGGCGTCGTCTGCTTCCAAAATTACTCTGAGCGATGAAACCATCAACGCATTGCGTAATAAGGTCAAAGAACATAACGAGAAGATGCGTAAGAAGAACAAACCGCAGCACACGATGGCGAGTCTTGGTCGCTTGAAGTCGGTTTGGCGTCGTGGAGCAGGAGCGTTTTCTTCTTCCCATCGACCGGGAATGACTCGTTCCCGTTGGGCATTTGCTCGGGTGAACGCATTTTTGTACCTGTTAGATAAAGGTAAACCACGTAATTCTCGCTACACGACTGATAACGATCTGCTTCCAAAGGGTCATCCTCGCAAGGGTGGATCAAAAAGTTTGCGTCATATCAACGAGGCGGATTTTTAACTAAAAGTATCTAGTTCCACTAGATGCAAATGTCAATCGTTTATCATGTAAATCAAGACAGCAAGTGGCTGGGTGCTTACCTGAGCCTAGATGTCCTAAACAACATCCAGAAAACCCAACCACAACTCTACGAGGAGTAGGAACAATGTCAGTAGACGAATCCCGTCTCAGCGAACTTCAGGGCGCTCTGCGCAAGAAGATGGCTGACAACAAGGAGATCGCCGATTCTTTCAAGATGGAAGATGGCGTCATGCAGGTCTCCGCTGATCAGAAGGCCGCGTTCGATCGCAACATGGCCGACATCAAGGAAATCAAGAGCCTCATTGAGGGTCTTGAGGGTATGCGCGAGGTAGAGCAGTGGGGCGAGCGTCCGGCCACCGAGTCGGTCGCTGCCAAGGCTGATGCTGCCCAGCACGCCGCCGAAATCCGCGAAGCGCTCCGGGGCAAGAGCCTCGGCGAACTCTTCACCGAGTCCGCTGAGTTCAAGGCCCTTGATGGCGGTCGCAACGGCGCCAACATGCCTTCACCGTGGTCGCTCAAGGCCGCTGATTTCACCGGTTATAACGTCAAGGACGTGTATTCGGCTCTTCCGACCGGCACCCCCGGTGCCTTCGGTTCGATCCAGCGTGATCCCATCGTGGTTCCCCCGATGCGGACCCGTCGCGTTCGTGACCTCTTCCCGACCCGTACCACCACGGCTGCCGTGATTGAGTACTTCCGGATGACTGGCTTCACCAATGCCGCTTCGACCGTTGCTGAGCGCAGCGGTTCGGCGTTCGGTGCCAAGCCCCAGTCGTCGTTCACCTTCGTTGGTGAGCAGGCTCCGGTTCGTACCATCGCCCACTGGGAGGCTGCCCACCGGAACGTTCTCGCTGACGAGCCGCAACTGCGTTCGATCATCGACAACGAACTGATGTACGGTCTCCGTCTCCAAGAGGATGAGCAGATCCTCAACGGTGACGGCTCGGGTGAGAACCTGACCGGCGTCCTTCAGACCTCGGGCATCCAGACCTACACTTGGTCTGACGGTGCGACCTCTCCGGTTCCGGACACCAAGGCTGACGCGATCCGTCGCGCCGCCACCTTGGCGTTCCTCTCGTACTACGAGCCGACCGGCGTCGTCCTTCACCCGAACGATTGGGAAGACATCGAACTGACCAAGGATGCAAATGGTCAGTACCTCGTTGCCGTCTCCGTCGCCATGGGTGGCGAGCCGCGCATCTGGCGCATCCCGGTTGTTGAGACCCCCGCCATCGCCGAGGGCACCGCTCTCGTCGGTGCGTTCGGTACCGGCGCTCAACTCTATGACCGCGAGCAGGCCAGCATCCGCGTGTCCGAGCAGCACAGCGACTTCTTCGTCCGGAACGCGATCGTCGTTCTGGCGGAGCAGCGCCTCGCGCTCGCCGTCAAGCGCCCCGAGGCTTTCGTCTCGGTGGACTTCGACGCGGCTCCGTCCTGATCTAACTGATCAGACATACGAGTTAGGCATCCCCTCGGCCTTCGGGCTTAGGGTTCAGCCCCCCAGCCTTCGGGTTGGGGGGCTTTGCCTTTCTCCCTTGTGAAACAACTTATTTCCGCTTTATTTACTCTGGTATTATCTATTAGGCTGGAGGTGGGTTGTGTCTTTA